ACATTATATTCGTCTGTGAGAACATAATATGCTCTTTCGTACATGTCAGTATCTGTGTCACGCCACATTGAATAAACTGTGCCACTTGTCCAGTCATACCTTTGAGTGACATGGCTCATATCAGAAGATGTTACTCTTCTGCATCCAATCATCTCACGATGATGCTCGTAAGAAAGATGTTGTTCGTTATCTGGTGGCGTTATTGGTGTTGGTTCGTTTGGCCATTCTTTATTATGACCAAGACAAACATAAAGAATCATTGATTTCTTTTCTGTGCTGCTATCCTCGTCATGAGTAGCATTATACAGAAACGACTTAGCCGCATTGATTGAGAGGTCTTTAGTTGCGTACTTGTAAACAGCCATTAGAAAGATCCTGTAAGATAATAAGCATTCGCACCAGACAGATTAGTATTTGCCCAAGCAATTTTAACATTTGCGCTCGTGGCACTTGATACTATATTTAGTGGAATTGAATAGAACTGTCTGTGGGCATATTCAATAATAATTGTGTCATTGTTAGCATATTCAGAAGTAAGAGATGTTCCTGTACCAACAATATCAAACGAACCGTTGTTGATTGCAATTGAACCATTGGAAATTGCTTTTCTGGTATTGTATGTGTTTGCAGAAATATCCAATGATGCATTGGACTGAGCACGATATTTACCAAACAATGCCTGACCTGCTGGGTGCACCAACTGCAATGCAATATCTCTATATCTTGAAAGAGAAATTGGAGAAATGATTTCGTATGAGAATTCTTGATAATATCTGCTGTCTTGGATATAACCACGAGTTGTTGAAATGTGGCTGCGCTCGGTTGCATAATATCCTTCTGCGTTTGCAACACCACCAAGATTTACTCTTACTCTTGCACTGGTTGCTAAAGCACGACCGCTAGATTCAAGCAATGCTGACTCATTGTGTGCATATGAGAAACCAGAATCCACAACTCGCAGCGCAGAAATTGTACCGTTTGCACCAACACCCGCAGTAATGTTTGCATTCTTACCAAGGACACCGCCATCAAGAACGCTTGCTACAAACGCTGTTCCTGTCCCAACTGGCGTTCTTGTATCTGCTTCGCCTGGAGTGTAGGAGCTGTTGTAAATCTTAAGATCAACATAAGAATTGTTTGCCCAGTTTCTACCAGAAGGTTCACGCTGCAAGAAATCTTGCCATACACGAGCAACCATCTGATATGTACCATTAGCAAGAACATCTGTCGCAACAACAGAAACACCATAACCACCCTTAACATCGCCAGAACACCCTGTGTTTGCCTGGACAATTCGATCGTTTGTGTCCAGCCCAGTAATGGAGGAGTTGCCTGTTCCCCAGTTTACATCATCGCTTTGCAGCGTCAACCATGCTTCACCAATACCAAGAGAACCAATATCCTGTTCGGTCATTCTAACTGTTGGAGCAATTGAGTAACCAGAGCCACCATCAATTAGAGATAGCTGTGCAATCGTGCCAAATGTTCCTGCAGTAAATACGATTGAATCTTGAAGCGCAGTATAAATGTGCTCATATTCTGTATTGGAAGTTGTTAATGCAACATTACCAACTACCGTACCAGAACCAACAAATCTTAATGCTTCGTTCTCAAGATAAACACCCTTGATTGGACCAGTGTCGAACTGAGAGGTTAGATTCGCAGTTGAGTTCGCAGATACAACGACTGTAACCAAATCTCTATAGTTTCCAGGAGTGTATTCATATGCACCAGCAGCCACGCCAACAACCTTTTTGATTACAGCATAGCAATTTGATGTAAGCCCAACGATCTCATTACCTGTAGTGATCGTTTGTCCAGCAACATTACCAATCTGAACAACTTGTTTAGAAATTGTATTACCACTGAATGCAGACACAACACCCACATTAGAACCAGAAGTGTTGGCGAAATACATGTGAACAATTTCAGAATTGTTGAAGTTCTTATATCCATCAATCTCAAGAACAGTAGCACCTGCGGTGTTGTCAATAACAGAAAGCACTGTGCCGTTTGCTCCAGTTGGAGTTCCGTTTGCATACAATGCAAAAATTGAATTACCTGTGCTGATATTAGCAGTGTTTGCAATTGTAATTACTGCAGACTCATGATCTCTGAAGTTTGACTTCGTGACCACCTGCCCATCTTCTGGAAATCCAAATGTCGGACTAGAAAGCAAGGTGTTTGACATGTATGCCATTTGTCTTGGCTTACCGTCTGAATCATTTACAATCGGAGCAAGTGCGCCGTATGTTGTATTTGATTGAATAAGAGTTGTGCAAGTAGAAATTGCAAAGGTGTCATTAATGTCTGGGCGCAACACGCTAAAGGAAGCAGCCTCAGTTCCATCACCACCAAAAAATTCTAGTGTAGAACCGCCTTCTTCGCTGGTTGGTGTATAACCAGAACCACCGCTTACAATCGCAAAAGTGAGAACGCCACCAAGATCAACTGTATTAGTAACAACAACCTTTGCGAATTGACCAATCACATCGGATTGAATTTCAATAACATCGCCTGCACGATATTCACCACCTGGAGAAATAATTTCTACACGATTGATGCCTGCATCAATCTCAGCTGTGTGTCCTGTTCCAAGAGTGTCCGTTTTTAGGCGAATTGGTTCTAAGTGATTAAATGTTCCCTTTACATTGGAAACAAGAATCTGCATCAAATGACGACCACGAATAACACGAGCAATAACATCTTCTACAAGTGCTTCTGCCTGCGATTCAGTTCCTTTAATAGTTTTGCCAATAAACTTATATGTGTTTTCGTCAAAGTTAGAAACCAAATAACGATCAATGCGCCAATCACCATCAGAAACTTTTAGAATTTGATCTGCAGGATAATTAAGTTCGATGTCTTCGTTATAGATTGCACGGAACAGCAGCTTGTATGAAGCCAGTGTACCACGAGAAAGATTACCTTGCTTGATGTATTTGGCAAGCAACTTTTTGTCTGCTGCAACATCAACAGGTAGACCTGGAAGTAGCGTATTGATAAAATAATTGATGTAATCATCAGTAGTTGTACTGATGTCACGATAGGATTCTAGATTACGAATCCCATCTGTAAGATTCCCGCTTTCTTCCATCCAAGCATAGTATGCTTCCATGAATGCAAGGAAGTTTTCTCCATCTTCCTTGTAGAAGTCTGGAAACTGATTGCGAACCAGCTTTGAAATCTTTTCAGTTACTGCCATTAGTTATACTCAGGAACAACGGTAACAACAGCGTCGCTAGAATTCATTAAAAGAATTTGCTCACGAACAGGAATAATATCTAAGCGGTCTGGAGTAACAGTGACCCTCAACTCAATATCTGCGTATGCTGACGGAGCAAAGTTTTCAATATCAAGTTCGCCTGTAGTGTAATTAATTGTTCCAGCACCTGCAACGATATTCACCTTTTGCTTGGACGCATTAAAACGATAGATGTTCACATTACCTTCTTCGTCATCATCGAGATAAGCAAGGAACCCATTGTATGTAAACTGCGTTGATATAACTGTTCCAGGACGGACAGGATTGTGGAAATGCAAATGAACCAATTCTGCAGCATTTACATTTGGAACAAATCGTTTCTGCATTCTAAGTGTTGCGTCATTGTTTAGAATACTTACATCACTGATGTTATCCAGCTCACGAACAAAACGAGAATAGCGAAGGCGATTACCAAATCTTTCAAGATTGCTGGTTGCCCAAGAACCAATTGTGGAAACAACCAACTGACGAATAGAAGATTCAGATGCCGTTGAATTGGTTTTGTTAAAGTATGTGGTTACATATGGAATGATATATGTATAGTCTGCATCAATAACAACAGGGTCAATACCAAGTGGTGTTCTATCCATAATAGAAGCACGAATCTGCGCTTTTCTACTTTCTGTGGCAAATTCCTCACCATATGGTTTCACTGCAATATACACTTTACCATAAACAGGAGGATCTGCTTGCTCTCCACCAAACGCAACAACTGACTGCAGATCTGCATTTTCATTCAACAAAATGCGCTGATAGTCATTATCAACCACCGCTCTGTTCTGAGTCTGATAGGTGCGTGGCGCATTAAACTTAATTGATTCAACGGTTTCAATTGGTCTGCCACCAAGCGATGCGATGTTCAACGCCAAAGATGCCGCACTATAACTCACACCAATATTTAATGTGTCAATAGAGAATGAAGATGCGCCGTTAGTTGCATCACCATTACAAACAAGATAATCAACAATTACAATGTTGCCGTTTTGCAATGCTTTACCCAATGAACCAGAACCAAATATAATCTCATACTTTTGATCTGCAGCTTCTTCCAAGAAATACACTGGAGAGGTAGAATAGATCTGATTGATATTTGTCGCACGAGTAAATTCAGTCGTGGTTGTGTCAGCAACAGACTCTTGAACACGAACTGTGATGCTTGATGTGTCAACGCCAATATTCGGAATGATGTAACGAACTGGATTGGCAGTGCTTACTGTGAAGCGATGCGTCAGTGGTTCACCTTCTCTAATCGTGATTGGACGAGTATATGTTCCGCTAGACTCAATCACCGTATATGCTTCAGGTGTCACATAAGTATAGGTCACATCATCAACGGTGGTAGTGAATGTTGAGTTCTTTGGAATCGTAAATTGGCTTGTACCAGAAGTGACACCAGTAAATGTGATTTGAACATTTGCGCTTGCACCAATAGCAGATGTTGGAACATATCCTAATTCTTTTGAACGAGATACAACGGAATCACGCTGTTGCGCAGTATCTAGAAACATCTCATTGGCAAGCATGTTTAGATAATATGCATTGTAGTGTGTGTTGTATGCCAGAACATCTAGCAACACTGCCATCACAGAACCTTCAAAATTATAGTCCTGGAACTGATCTTGAGTGCTCAGGTATGTTTTTAGATTATTGCGAATATTCGCATAATCAAGTTCTGTAACTCTCAGATAAGTGTTTGCTGTTGCCATTAGCGTACTCGCTCAAGTAATACATCCAGTACAACTGGAGTTGAATCGTTTCTAACTGTGAACGCCACTGATACCACCAGTGAGTTCAAATCTGGATTGTCGCTGACCAACACACGAAGCACTCGTGCTCTTGGCTCATAGTTCTTAATCACTTCAAGAACTGCATTTTCCATCTGCTGTTTTGTTGCAGGTGTCCACAGCTCGAACAAATAATTACGAATAGAGCATCCGATGTCAGGTTTGAATGGACGCTCATAAAAATTCGTGAGAATCAAAGACTTCACGGATTGGCGAACAGCATCACGATCGGTCTTGCGTGTAACCGCACCAGTCACTGGATGTGCAGTGAACGCAAGGTTTAGATCGCTGAAGATATTTGCCATGTACTATTTAGTTTCCGTTCTTTGAGTTTTGAATCTCTGCTCTGCGGTCTTTACACAGTTTAGAGATCTCAGCTAGTGCCTTTCTTGCTCTTGTTCCTGCTGACTTATTTCCTTTTTCAAACTTTTCACTCTCAAAAGTATAAGTCTCAAACAAATTAACCAAACTATCATGTATATTCATAAAAAAATTCCTTGACTTATTGTTTCAAAGTCAGTATAATCAGGATGTCGCCTTTAAGGAAAGATATTCTTATTGCTCTTCGAACTATTTATACTCATTCGCCAGGACGAACAATTCGAAGCGTTTCCACTCTACCATCTGTTCCCACTCTATATTCTTTCGCAGTACCTGTTGGCGCATAATATGCACGCCAAACAATTTCTTTATTCGCTGTAAGAGCAGATTCAACTTTATCCAAAGACTCTTGATCTGAGAAGTCGAAATACTCTTTAGTTGCTTTATACACAAAGACCCCAATGTTTCCATCATAACTCCAAACTTTTGAATCATAGCAAACAGTTTGTGGTGACTTATAAGAACCCAATCCGCTCTGACATACCTTTCCGCTTGGAACTGTTGTTACTTCAAAAGTCCCCCCATCAAAAGTTTCAATTGTAGTTCCGCTGCGACCACTTCTAGTGAATTCATAAGTGCCTTTGCTCTTAATTGCTTGTTCAACACCTTTTAATTGTTCTTGACTTACAATGTTAGGTAAGAAATTTCCTGTTGGAACATGTTTCCAAGAACCTGCGCTGGTGTATTCAAATACAGCCTGATCGAAACAAACCCGATTGCGAGAACTTGCAACAGTAACGCATTTCTCGCCAGTAGGTGGTTCTGGTTGTTCGCCAATTTCTTCTTTGGTGGTTGTATCTGGAATTAATGTTGGCGGTGCAGCAGTAACTTGACTTCCTACCGTCTGCACGGCAGGAGTTTCTGCCTCAACCTGAATCTTAGTTGCTGCTTTATTTTCA